TCTATAGGCAGTAACAATAAAATCAGTATCAACACTATGAATAAAACCTTTTTTAATTAGTGAATCAAGCACAGCTTGAGCTGTATTTTTACTAACATTCATAATTTCTGCTAGTTTTCTAATACTAACAACAAACTTTTGACCTTTAATATCTGAATATTTATAAATTATTGCATAAGCAATTAATTCATTTCCTTTTAGCTCTAATGAAGTCATCATCCAAGAGTGAATAATAAATGAAAAATTATTAGTCATCATTTTCTCCTTAAATGTTTATTTACGTCCATCGAAACTTCGCCATATACGATTTTTTTAGGTTCAATTACTCTAGTATTAGCTTTTACGAAATCTTGACGAGCTGCTCTTGCTTGAACTTCTTCATGAGACATATTTTCCCCTAATTCAATCTCTATTAATATTTCTAACTCTCTATATTTACGGTACATAGGGCAACTTTCTTGCATACAAGGCTTGAAATCAGTAATGATGTTACCTTCCGCAGTTACCCCCTTATTCTCCACCTCGCAGGCACTTACAGAGCTGCTAATGGCTAATATCATTAGTCCACTAATTAACATTTTTTTTAACATTGTAAAAACCTCACTTTCACTTTTCAACAAAAAAGACCCCTTACTTTCTCGGCGGTCGTAAGGAGCCTTTTTTGACTTAAATAAATAGGGGTCTAGAGCGATATGTACTTATGAGGCAGTAAGACCGCCGAGTACATTACCGCTCTATAAGTATAATAACATATCCCTTTTTAGTTGTCAACTATTCGTAAAAAATATTTTTTATTTACATTTTAGACGCATCAATAACTTGATTATCTACTTCATTATTAACTCTTACCCAAGCGTCAAATCTTACTTTTTCAATATCATCTTTTTCATCTAAACTAATTAATTCAGAACATTCAAAAGTAAAAAATTCACCATGTACTTGAACACTACGTTTACTACTAACTGTAAATTCTTTAATCTTTGACATATTTAACATTAATCCTTTCTGTTACTTTTTCATATTGAAAAGGAACTAATTCTTTAATAATTTCTTGATTTTCATACGCTAATTTATCTAATAAAGTATAATCAATCTTAGGTTCTTGAATAATACACTGAGGATAGTGTTCTTCTAAATATGCCATTAATCTTTGTTCATCAAATTGTAATGATTTACTTTCACTAATTGAAACACTACCTACTCCATCAATAACATAAGAATCTTGATTTGCTTCTTTTAAGATATTTTTTACTTGCTCTTTAAGAGATTTTAATTGTTTAGCTAAAACAGATTCTTGTTTGTGTACATTGATAAAATTAGCAATAACATTATCCATTCAAAACATCTCCTATCTTAAAATTAAATAAGCACAACCAATAAACAATAAAATAATAAATAAAAACATAGCAAGACATTCAGACATTGATACTGGTGCTGTATATTCAGGATCGTACATTGGTAATTGTTCTACTTGATTTTCTTTGTCTACATTCGTTATTTTAGTATCAGCATTAGTAACGATTGGTTTAGTATCCTTTAATACAAACCCATGACAAATTTTAGCATCTTTTAGATTGCAACTTTCTTCAAAAAGACACAGAGAACAATTAACATTTCGTTTTTTAAAGCCTTGACGTTTTCTATGTCTACGAGTTCTTGACACATTATCCCTCCTTTACGATAAGAGTAAGTTGATTAATTGTTCAAGTTTCATTACATTTCCGCCATCTACAATACCATCTGACAAAATATGTTTTCTTTGAATAATTTTCTCAACTTTTTCATCTATAGTATTAGCACAAACAAGAGTATAAATATTTAAATCACTTGTTTGTCCTATACGATGACAACGATCAACTGCTTGTTGTTTATCCGCATCAGTCCACGGACTATCAAAGAATATTACATTATTGCTATTATTAAAAGTTAAGCCTGTACCCATTAATTTGATAGTACCAACTAATGCAACATGATTAGGATTAGCTTTAAATTCTGTTTCTATGGCTTTTAAATCCTTACAGCCACTAATATAACCTAGAGCATTAACACTCTTTAGCCTATCAACTATTATCTTACATACCTCTGCCCAATTACTAAAGATAAGGCATTGTTCGCCTCTATCGGCAATTTCATCCACAAGTTCTACTAACCTATCTAATTTAGTGGATTTACTAATCGTAGAACTAATTAGCTGCGGTGTGCCTGTGACCTGTCTTAATCTTGTAAATTGTGCAAGCGGATTTGGATTTAATTTTATTAAATCAACTTTATCTTGTAAAGCTATTCTTACTTCCTGATAAAGATCCATTTGTTCTTTAGCTAATTCAACATAAATTGTTTGAGGTAACTTTTCAGGAAGATCTTTTTTTAATCTTCTTATTTGAATATTTTTTAAACGATTCTTTAATTCTTGAAGATTTTGATATCCAATAATCTCCCTATTCATATAACCGCCCATGATACAATAATGATTTTTAAAAGCTGTGTAACTATTATTTTCATAGCCCAAGGATTTAAAAATCATATACAAATCCATTGGCTGATTAATTAAGGGTGTACCACTAACAGTTATACGAATATCTTCAGTATCCTTAATATTTACAATCTTCAAATATCCTTTGCCTTGTGCAGATAAAGGATTTTTTATTTTATGAACTTCGTCAGTAATAATAATTCCAATAATACCATCTTCATGATATTTTTTTAATATTTTGATTATGGTTTCATCACGCAAAGCTTCTACATTGATTATCCAAAAGAACGCTTCCGGAATACTTTGCAAATCTTCAATCTTTGCAGTAGTGCCGCCATCATACATAGTATTTTTACGTTTACGTTTACGCAATCCTAGTATACAATGATCTTCATTACTATGTGTTTCAATTTCATCACGCCAATTCCAACGTAGAGTTGCTACACCACAAATAATTAAACAATGCTGAACACCTTTTTCCTGCTTTTGAATACAGGCTAAATCAATACATTGTTTAGTCTTACCTAAACCTTGCTCGTCACCTAAATGAAATCTATTTTTAGACAATCCAAATTTAATACCCTCTAATTGGTAATTATAAGGAGTTGTTTTAAATTCATAATCAGGCATATTCTTTTCTAATAGTTCTTTATTAGAAATGACAAATTGAGTGCCATTTAATATTTTTAATACGGCTTCGTAGTGCACAGAAGGAACTTCCCAGCAGTTTGATTCTGTATGAAAATATCTATAAGTCAACTTTCTTAATTGACTTACAATCTTAATATCAAAATCAAATGTAATAAATAAACTATATTCAAATTCAGTAAATTTTCTGGATTTTTTAATATTAATTTTGACCACTGTGATTCCTCCTTATGTGACAATTATACTCCAATAGACTAAAATTGTCAATAAAAAAGAGTACACTCCGAAGAATGTACTCTTTCTTTAATTAGGCTTTTGCTACTTGCATATAGTAACGGTAGGCTTTGCCCTCGCTTACATCCGGGTCTTCAAACCATGCCTTACTCAACTTTACATAGATAGCAGTATCCGAGCCTAATACATTGTAATAATCGCTATAAAGCATATTCATTACATAGTATAAATCCCAACGATTAAAACCAACACATTTAATGTTATATTGACGAATTACATCATCAATTTGTTCAATCGTCCAGTGTGCTCCTTCCGTGCCGTCTACGTTCTTAAAGTTTTCAACAGCCTTTTCCGCTAACCAATCACTGAAATGTTCCCCATAACACTCTTTATACAACTTGTCAACGACTTCTTCATAGATTTCCCTATCAGAGTATTTTAATGGTTTAATAGACTCCTTAAAGGTTTCCATTAAAATTTCATTAGTTAAGCCGACATCTTTTTGCTCTTTGAGATGTTTTAATAAGGTATCTAACATAATATTAACCCTCCGTCGGAACTACTACAGGTGGTGTATATACTGTATTAGGTACGCAACATAACAACGAGAAATGATTAGGATCATTACCAAAGATAATCGGATATACTCTACGGCAACGAATTTGATCTGCTCTTAACAGATTACCAGTTCTTGTATAAACAGGATATGTCGTCCCGCCAATACTAATTTGAACAGGTAGGGTATTCGCTCCTTCAGGAAGATTTTGTGCAAGCACAAGACAGAATCGTTTTAAATTTGTAAGAGTGGGAGCAGAACTAATAGTAATAATCACGTCAGAAGAACTGGCTGTGATGCTGGAACTTTTAATAAATCTATCACAGCGGTTACAAGCCACAATAATCACTCCTAATTAGACAATTCCGCAACCATTGCCACAACCGAAACCATTTACAGAGGTATAAGGACTGCAAGTGATATAAGCGGGCTGCGGGAACGGACGAAC